TACCAATGTTAGGCAATAGTGCTGATTCACCATAAAATTGTAGTGGCATAACAAGCATCTTGTTCTGTACTTCTGCATGGTGCTTACCCATATCTTCACGCATTTGCGCTCTAATATCTCCGATTCCATCGTCAATCTGTGCCATTTCCATAGCCAATTCGCTGAAATCAAATTGATGAGCAACTACTTTTGGACTCATGTTCAATTGAGCATAAGTTGGTGCAATTGGTCCCAATCCATCTTGTGCGGTTGAAAGACCTGCATTTTCTGGAACACCACCAATTGCGTCTGCTCTTGGTGAATCTGAACCCAATTCATTTAGTGAAAGGGCTGTATCTGCTTTATCAACTGTAAAGAGATTGCCAGAGCCACCCGCAGGTCTGCTCTTTAGTACTCTCCATCCACTTGAAGTGTAAGGTCGCTTTGAAATCATAGACAATGCGTTAACTTCACGGTTTAGCATAGACCAAACCTTTTGTCCGTAAACTACATTGTATAGTGCTGATACATCAGAAACGGCTGAACCGCTAAATGACGGAGAACCGTCATGTCCTGTGTGTATTCCACCAACCATACCTGCTTGCTTTAGCAAGGCATTACCGGCTGGAAGATTCATTCCATATGTTTGTGCTTCTAAATCTGCTATTGTGTTAATATATCCTGTCATGTTAATCACCTTATCTGTTGTTCACCATCTTGTGAATATCTGACCAATCCATTGATGAAATCTCATCAATACTTGGCATCTTAATTACTGACTCTTCTTGTGCTTTAATGATAGAATCCTTTTCAGCAGTAAGAGACTTGCGTAGGTCGCTAAACTCTTGCTTCATGGAAGCAATTTCAGCCTGTGCGTCATATTGAGACTTTGCTAGGACATTCTCACGGTTTGCCTTTTCAGACTCAAAGCGAGTTTCAAAAGACTTTCGTAGGTTATCGTATGCAAGTGATTCAAGTTGTTCTTGACGGAATGCTTCGTATGCCTTTTCAATGTTAGAATTAGAAAGGTTTAGAGTATCAAACTCTCCGTTGCTAAATGCCTTAACTACCGGCATATCAGTTGAAGTAGGCTTTAGTAGGCTTTCCGTTGTTAATTACTATACGGTCTGCTGGTTCTCCAATTTGATTACCTGCACCATCAAGAGTACGAAGGTATGCTTTATCTGCTGAATCATCGTAAGCAGGGTGTGTTCCACCCATGTTCTCTTCTTCATCTGCCATTTCTTCTGAATCTGTCAGTTCTTCTTCATCTGCCAGTTCCATGTTTTCATCAGTTTCGGAATCAGCGTATTCAGCATTTTCCTCTTCGTCGCCCTTAAGTTCTTCAACTTCTTTTAGAAGTATATCCAACTCATTTAATGCTTTCTCAAGTTTATCACTCATTTTTTCATCTCCTTTATCTCTTTTTAAAATATCAAACTTTGCTTCAGGGTTAATTCCTTTTTCGCAGATTGTTACCTCGTGGAGTTCTAATTTACTAATTTCGTTGTATTCGCCTAATTCACCGTGACTTTTCTTTACCTTTTGTAATGCTTGTCCACCGATACTAAAAGACCTTAATGTTCCTTTACGAATACCTCTTCCAACTTCTTTGGCTTTTTCAATATCATCTCTTAACTTTATTACTACAAAAAATCCTACATCATCAACTTCTGATTTCCATAGTTTTCCACTTTTATCTCGATAAGAGTCTATTACTTCACCAACTTGAACATTAGAATGATTTGTCATTACATTTCTGAATTTTTTATCATCCATAAACTTTTTAACTGCGGTATTTAATGCTTCTAGTGTAATTAAATCGTTTTGTTTATCTACAACTTCGATGCTTGCATAACCACCAATCATTAATTCATCGCTTTTAAGAATCCTGAAATCATTATTCCTAGATGCCATGACACTAATGCTCATAGTCTTCAACCCTTGTAATTTCAATGACTATATTAAAGAATCGGTTCATTATTCAGGAAGCCCTATTTTCCTATACCTATCTTCGTAAATATTCCATAAACCAGCATCACCTTCTTTGTCTGCTGGCTTCTGCTTATATCCAGTCCATGCTAACCACATTGTTTTACCCTCTGCTTCTAGCACTCTAAGGTGTAATTTAGTTTCAAACTTATTTCCTTTTAGGAAGTATTCATGATAACCGTTTTTCTGAACACCAAGTCCTATTTTACCAGAATCAATGATTTTCTTCTTAGATATGTTCTGCGCTACTTGTGCAGGGTATTTATTGGCTTTACCAAACAATTTGAATATATCATCGTCTTTTTCTAAGTCTATCAACCAATTCAAAGTTTCATCTTTTAATTTAATTACTAGGTTTAAATTTTCATCTTCTCTTAGATATAATTTAAATTCTCCATTTTGGTATTCTTTAGGTGTTTTATATTCTTTTATTATCTCAGAATCTTTTTGTAGTTTCTCTGGGTCTTTAAAAAGTTTCTTTTCTCTAGGATTATATTCTATACCATCTCTTTGTTTAGCCCAATTTTTAAGTCCGGAATATCCTTCTTTAACAATTTCTTTATACTCAGATATTTTTCCTTTAATTAAAGCATCATGCACTTCTTTTACAGTCTTAGGCCCATCTTCCAATATTAATAGAATTTCGTTTGCCAAAACACCTTGTTTAGTTTTCATTATTTCTTCTGCTTGAGTTTTCCAAACATCTAAATCTAGCATAGCATTCTTAGCCATCAAATTATGTTCATCAAATCCATAGATAGTAAATCCATCCATGTCACCTTTAATTATAATAGACGCTTCTCCGTGAATGTAATCAGTAATTACTATTCCTTTCTCTAATGCTTTAACATCGTAGTTTAATTCTTTTTTATTGTCTTTAGATAACAATTCCAAAGTAACTAACTTGTCAGGCATTTTCACTTCAGGTACTTCTATTGCTTTAGCAGAATAAACTGAATATTTATCACCTGTCTTTTTAACTTGGTCTATTTTAACTCTAATGATAGAACCGACATCTGCTTCAATTTTAGTATTAATTGCATTACCTACATTCATGTAGGTATTACCTTCTATTGTTTCGTATTCTTTGCCTTCGCCTTCTGTTGGGCCAGCACCTAAAGCATAGGAATAAGTATTCCCTTTCTTTTTCTTATCTAATACTATTAAATCTAAATCAACAAAACTCTTCCATTTAATCCATTTAGGATTCTTGCGTGTGCCTATGTAATAAGTAGAAGTAGCATCTTTAATTACTACTCCTTCTGCTGCTGGCATGTCCATTATTTCTTTTGCATACTTTTCAACATCTTCTATTGAGTCGGCTAAACGAGTATCTTTTTTGGAAGGGAAGTTTAGGTATTCGCTTGAATGAACTGAATAATTATTAAACATGATATTTAATCTATCATTCAAAGGTTCGTCAGCAATAGTTTTTTCATTATGTCTAATAATATCAAACATATGAGCCTTTAGTTTAAGGTCAGAATTTTTGTCACTAAAGACTTGAGAAATAACCCTTGCTCTAGGTAAGGGTTTTTCGCCATCAAATAATAATAGAACCCCATCCAGAATACAATCCCCAAAGTGTTTCTTTTCTAATTCTTCGACCTGTTCTTTACATTTACTAGTAATATCCTTTTCATCAAATGAATATATTTTTATTTTATTATCTATTTTGTGTATCTGTATTCTCATACCGTCATACTTTTCTTGAACAATATATTCTCCAGTGAACCCTTTCAGTTCTTTCATATCATCTATCNCAAAGATTCTATACATTGGCTTATTAGGAGTAATGAAATCTGTCTTTCCTTTTTCAGTTTCAGACTTTGNTATCATTTTCTTAGGAGTGTCAGTTTCCATATCAATNTCTTTCAATTCATCCCAATCTTCTTCATCNTGTTTAGAAAAGAATAATAATTCNAACATAGCCATAGCAGCCTTAACTTTCTTTTCAACCTTCTTNGAGTCTTTTCCATCCCCATAATGCTCTATAATATAGAGGGNTATATCATCAACCTCTAGGTCAAGTCCCATAAGACCCTCTGTAATTGTGTCAGGTTCCATGTCTTTAACGCTGTAAATGGATGGTTTAAGTGCTTTATTGTCTGAACGCATAGCATAATGCACAAATTTAACCATTGATTCAGGATTATCAAGTAATTCTTCAAGGACATTACCTTTGAAGTTTTTAGAGAAGGGGTCACTAACTTGGTCAGAAGAGTACCTTAGATTCTTTACAGATTCATATATCTTTTCAGCAGTAGTCGTCGTTGCATCCTTAGCATCTTCATGCTCTAAGTCTTTATCATTGATGAAATTCTTTAATTCTTCTCCAAACTCTTCTGAATCATCGTATTCATCTCTAATGTATTCCACTGCACTGTGCCACTTTGACCCATATTCTTTAGGGTCTGTTCGTGCAGAAAGATACGCCACTCTAACTCTTTCAAATAATCTTAATATTTCATTAGAGGCTTTACCCTTCTCAAATAGAAGGCCGGATGCTGGCATTATAAATCACCAAATCAATAGCCTTGTGATTGCATATATGAATCAAATTCTGAAATGTAAGAAGAGTTACTTTGCAAAGTTGCTACAACCTTATTAGGAATTTTAGCCATACTCTTCATTTCATTTAGGTAGTTATATCTTTGACCGCTTGTACGGTATTCTAAATCCTTCATGAAATTCTTAATGTGATTAGCCAATTGTCCATATGTGAAGTCTTGATTATATCCATCCATTTTTACTTTGCCACCTTCAAACCTAAAGTAACCAAAAGTAGGATGAGTCTTCGCTCTCTCTCTAAATTGATTTTCAACATCACGAACATAAGCATTAGCCCAATCATTAATT